CGTATCTTTGACAGTAATCTCGCCGACGTCAAATTGTTTGACCTCGTCAACCTGGTTATTATGATTTGTAATGAATTGAGTAAACAACTCGTCCGGCGCTCCGGTGTACTGATATGGTCTTTGTATGCTGTCCAATAAAAAAGACAATTCGCCCTCACATGTGAACGTCTTGTCATTATAAAAGCCTTGTTGTTCTGTTAGAACGCGACCTCGAAATATTAACCTATTGTTTTTGTAAACACGAATAATCGTCTTGAGTTTGTGGATTCTATCAATAAACGGATTATCCTGGTACATTGTGAACACAAACGACCCGGACTTGTTAACCTCTTTCTCAACGACGCCCTTAGTAATCACATAGTCGTCGAGAGTGCTATCATATATTAGAGAATCGTCCGCGAAAATCCTATACATTCTATAACACTCCCTCTCTATATGTAACCACTAATGACCCCGATCCGCTGACTGTGATAAGTGTCTCTCCGGACTTGAGGTGTAAGTCTGTAAGTTTATACTCTCCGGTCGATAATGATACGGTTTTCTCGCCGTATTTGATATTTAATGTTCCGGTTACTTTCAATGTTGGAACGACTGTCTTGACGCCTTTATTCGATAAAAATATCTCCGTCGCTGTCGTGCTTAAAGGTATGGTTCGAATTGTCTCATAGATATGATATCTATAAGGCTCACAATTCGCCGATATTTCGAGAGTTGCGTACGTGTTGATATTGTGAACTCTATTAACAGAACAACGACCTCGGAGGTAATGCTCCGGGTCGTCGTCTGTAATTATATTTAACTGTCGTCCGTGTACTATTCTCAAAATATCACGGATAAGACTCTCACGTTCGAGATACGTTCCCTCCGTCATTAAAAATGTGAAGTTAGCCTCTCGATTGTTGTATCTGATTTCTCCGGTCAATACTTCTGATAAATCAAGTTCGCCGTCTCGACCCTCGACCGGTACGCTGATAATTTTCGGCTCCGGAGGATTAATCTCTTTAGCGTTGAGTATCATATCCCAATCGTTAGCCGTATGAAATGATCCAAATTTTACGCCTCTCATTGATTATATCCCCCTTGCTTTTAATGTGTAATTATTAGCGAGACCACTGTCAATTTTGTTGATTGTCTCTCCGACAAGAACACCGGTATCGAGTACAATCGACTGATTAAAGTTATTTAATCGTTTATAGATATCTTTTAACACCTCTAACATTGCTACATTGTCGCCACCTTGACCGAATGTAGTCTCAATCTGCTGACCTATTGTCGCACCGTTAACCATGTCGTCGCCTAATCGTTTTAAGGAATTGATAGGCTTATCCGCATTGTCAGTAATACCGACTCCGATACCCTCGGAAATATACTTTCCGACCTGGTCTCTCATAACCCTGGACGGAGAATGTATACCGAAAAAGTCCTTGATTTTGTCAGTGACGTTGGACGCAAAACTTTTAATTTTGTTAGTTAACCAACTTACTTTATCGTTTATACCATTCCATAATCCCTCAATAATATTTTTACCGATTGTCTTGATTGACGCAGGTACTCCCTTGAGTCCGTTCGCAATACTTGACGCGACGTTTTTAATTGCCGTACTCGCTGTACTAACCATATTCGAACCCCAATTAACGACCGCCGTAATTGCTCCGGATATTGCTGAGGCGATTTTACTCGGTAAAGTTTTCGCCCAGGTTATAACCGCGCTTACCATGTTTTTGATACCGCTCTCCGCTTTAACCTTGAGATTTGCCCCCCAGGTTGACAATTTATCGATCGCGGGTTTTATAGCGTCGTAAAGTTTACCCGGTAATTTTTTAAGTAAATCGACTACAGCGGTTATCAATTTCGGAATAGCTTTTAATATTTCTTTTCTGACCTCAAACAACGCCTCAACCATTGCCATGAATAATACAACCGCGCCGTCTAATAATAAAGGTAAATTATCCATTAACGCGTTAACTATCGCCGTTACGATTGTCGGTATTTGTGGAACTAATGTCTGTACAATTACCGGGATAGCTTGCACTATTGCGAGTAACAACGTAATCGCACCTTGTAAGAGTTGAGGTAATGCGGTAATCAATCCGTTTACAAGAGCGTTTATAATTTGTGGTATAGCCTCAACTAACGGAGGTATAATCTGAGGTATCGCGTCAGCGATAGCAAGTAACAACGTAACCGCGCCTTGTATGATTAATGGTATACCATTGACGAGAGCCGTCGTCATTTGTGGTATCATGTTCGTTATAGCGCCTATGATTTGTGGTATTGCTGTCGTAAGTCCCGCGAGTAATCCTAATATAATCTCGATTCCGGTTGATAATATAAGAGGTATATTCGATATTAATGTAGTTGTAAATGTACTAATTAACGACAATGCTATCTCGCTGATTTTCGGCGCTAACTCGATTAATTTATTCAATAAAGTCGATATCAAATTTGACAGCGCTGATCCGAGAGACTCGCTCGCTCCCTCCTCGCCATTCATTAACGCCCTAAATGCGTCCGTTATTCCGGTTATGTTTGGGAGTAAATCTTTTAACAATGACGCTCCCAACATTTTAACGTCTGTTAATAACGGCTCGACACTTGCTCCAATTTCAGCCATTGACGACGCGAGAGACTCGTTCGCCTCGTTCGCTCGTATAACTTCGGCGTTGGTTTCTCTGTACTTTTCCGCCGATTCACTATATAATCCGTTTAAAGTGCTTGTAATAAGCGCTTGTCGTTCTTGCTCACTTGAACACGCGTCAAGTTGTTCCTGGAACTTTTCCTCATTTACACCCGCCCAATTAAGAGCGTCAGCAAGCCCTCCGGTCAACTGTCCGGTTTTAGCGGTCTCGTTTGACGCCTCGGTCAAGTTTTCAATCGGTAATGAATCTCCGAACTCAGCATATACACCGGTCGCAATAGTTGTCCATGTCGTCAAATCTTCTTCATTTTTAGCGAGTTTCGCTAAATGGTTAGACGCCTCAACCGCCTGGTCGCTCTCTCCGAGTATTCCTTGTAACACTTGATACGTTGTTGTCGCTGATTCCGCGGAGTGTCCGGCGGTGTCAAATGCTGTCGACAATTTACCCATGTCTGTCCTATATTCTCGACTTGCCTCAGCACTACCAATTAAAGCACCTCCGACGGCTGTCGCACCGGCAACAAGCGCACCGAACCCGGCTTTTAATGCTCCGCCTAATTTACCGCCTAAACCCTCGGACGAGTCGCCGGCTTTGTCCGCCGATTTCGATAAATCATCTAACGAGTTAGATGCTTTTTTCGCGTCTCCGCTCGTAGCGTCTAAATCGTTCCCGGCTCCCTCTGTTTCATTTGCGAGACGTTCTAATTCCTCGGTTGTGCTTGATAATTGTTTCTCATAATGAGATAACTTACTTTCGGCGCTAATTACTTCTCGCTTGAACGCTCTATATTGTTCCTCTCCGATATCCCCTCGCTCATACTGAGCCTGGACTTGAGCCTCGGCGGATTTGAGAATATTTAAGGCTTTAGTCGCCTCCTCGACTTCTTTCGTTAATAACTCTTGTTTTTGAGATACCAAATCAATATTTCCAGGATTAAATTTTAACGCGCTATTGATTTCTTTTAATTCCGATTTTAACGCTTTGGATTTATCCTCGCTTGATTTTAAAGCGTCGCCGAGTTTGGACGTATCGCCTCCGATTTCAACGGTAATACCTTTAATATTTTTATTCGCCATATTCTCACTCCTTTCCGAATTGCTCTCTCAATCTACCTCTATCCGGTTCACATTGTTCGAGTCGATACGCGTTATCCAAATATTCGCGACCTTTTTCGGTCTGATTGTATTGGTGTATAAACGCGTCGCGTCGATATTGGAGATAATCGAAATAATCCAACTCCTCAACCTCTAATATGGTTAACCCGGTGTATTGACTGACTAAATGTTCCCAATAAGATACAATGTCGTATTTGTGTCCCTCATTATCGTCTAGTGGATAATAAGGGAGTGTTAGTTTTTTGATTTATAAACCTCGTTTACAAACTGTGTATATGTTTTAAAGAGAACGATGATATCCTTGATATCAAATATGCCCTCTAAATTTTCTTTATTGATTTCAACTCGCGCCTTGTTAGCACTTAACAATCTCGCGCAAAAATCATATAAACTGTCAATGACTTCGAGATTGTCCTCGTCTTGTAATTCGCTTAATCTATCGCCTAACTCAATCAACTCGGTCATTGTTGATTTTGTCGGAGTGCTTACCATAATCGTTGTTTTTTTCTCGTCCGGTAATGTGATAGTCAAATATTGTTTTTTCATAGTGTTAAAGTTTAATGTTTTACTCATTTCGTAACCTCCTAAATACATAAAATTAGAGCGGGATATATTTACCCCGCTCGATAGAGTTGTTAAATGATCCGTATTTGTTATCAGCCTACGCCGTCGCCTTTTCCGGTCTCCTCAATGTACTTGATAAGAGTACCCTCGTCGTCCTGGGCGAGTGCTTTAAACTCGGCGTCAATAACTGTCTCGGCGTCTTTCGCAAATGCGAGAGAAAATCCGCTCTGATTGTTTCCGACAATGATAACCCATATGTCTCCGTCAATCGGGTCGGCATGATGGAAACAAATGAGATACTTCGCGCGTTTAGCGTTGCCGATACCTCCGAATTTTACAATACGGAGATTTTTCTCTTTGTCCTCTGTCACTCTAGCCGTATCACACAATTTGTCGAGTGTGTCTCCGGTAAAGGTCATGATTCCGGACTTGAGGAGCGCCTCCTCCTCTGTGATTATTGTTTTCACGCAATAACCGAGGTCGTCTTTAGCCTCGTAGAATGTCGGTGTATACTCGAGAGTGGCTCCGCCTTTGATGTAACCCAGCTGATTCTCAGCCGTACAAATGACGCTTGTCTCCGGTACTTCTCCGTCGAATGTCATGAGATACAATTTTCCGGAACCTAATGTAATTCTTTTACTTGCTGACATTGTTATTCCCCTTTCTTTTCTACATAGTTAAACTCGTAGATTACTTGATATAATTGTTCGCTCTGAATCCAATAACGCGACTGTTTGGTGTATGCTATCGAATGAGCGTCAAATGCTTTCTCAATACGAGACTCAGCCTCCGGATCCGGAGTGTACTCGTATAATTCAATAGTGACCTCATGGTCGACTATCAAGTTCAAATCGTCAGACCCTCGAACGTCTCGAGAATCATTAAAAACCGCGTACGTCTCGGACGGAGAATCTCGAAACATGGTCTCGCGATATGTCTCGTCTTTGACGAATTTCGCGTCTGTCAATATTTTGTTAACCATTTCTCAATACCTCCTCAATTTCCTGGACGTAATTATCGATTATCTCCTCGGTTGCTTTACCAATGAACCCGGTACCCTCGACTCGACCGCCGTCTTTTAAGGCGTGACCGTGTTCCAACAAATGAGATAATCTATAATCGTTACCTTTGACATACCATTGCCCTATTGTTTTCCTGGAGTTTTCGGTAATCACTCTTGACGCAATATTTGACTTGTAATGTTTTTTACGCTTACCAACCGGAGCCGTCGCCTTTGTTTTTTCGGCTAACGCTTTAATGTTGCTCTCGGTTATAGTCTTGATTTTCTTGTTTACTTCATTAGAGTGAATAGTCAACTCGCGATTAATCGCGTCCGTCAACTGATCCGGTCGTATATTTGCCACTGACAGACACCCCCAGGAGTTTGATAGTTCTATGAGATTCCATGTAATCGTCGTAGTCCTCAATGTTATAAAGGTTTCCGCGATAGATAATTCGATATGACCCTCTATGAGTGTCGATATCTTCGAAATCTTTATGATAGCGAATTTCAAATACTCGCGTAGATTTCGACTGATTCGCCCCGGCTGTCAGATACTCCGACCCTCCGGTTTTATTGACGCGAGCGTGTAGGCGGTACACGTCCGCCCATTGCTCTGTCTTTTTGTCAATTTTCTGTATGATTATTGGTTTATCGAATACCATTACTCGCCCTCCCTCGTCTGTCTTAACTCCATTTTTAATTGGAGTAACATATCGTCAACAAGTCGACGAGTGTTCCCGGCTACTTTCTCGATAACCCCTCGATTATCATACAAATCGGATATAAATATTAAGGCTAACTCGTTAACCCTCGGGTCGTCGGTCGGATAATCCGAACCGATAGCGCCTCGAAAATAAGCGTCAACCGTAGAAATAGAACGCGATACAATTCTCTTGATTGAGTCGTCCGCGTAATCAATTCCCAAATAATCAAGAGCCTCATCTAATGTCGGCATATCCGCACCTCCTAACCGTTAAGAATAGCCTCAACTATTTCCGCTTTAAGATTAGAGGAAGATAGTCCCGAGATACCCAACTCCTCCGCTACGACTAGTAGTTCCGCCTTAGTCATAGCGTTGAGTTGTTCCTCTGTATAACCTGGTCTCAAGTTATAATTTGATACCTGGGCGTCTATTCCCCCGCTACTACACTTGTATCAATGTAGCCGTTAACGATTGAATCCATGTCTTTAACTCGATAGTCGTCTCTCACGATCGCGCGTAATACTGTCATGTTCTGAGCAAACGCGTTAAATCCTCCGATTGTCGCTACGTCTGAACCTTTAATAGACATGTGCTGTCTGTCGTACTTTCTTACGAAATCGAAAAGATTTCCTACGATAAAAGGTACTTTTGTACCGGTTGACGGCATAATCTTATTTGGTAATACCTTGATAGGTAATACAGTAGTTCCACAACGTAACTGTAACTGAGCCGGATTTGTTGGATCCGGATTAAGAAGATAACGACCGTTCTCGTCCTTGAGCGTGTCAAGGTAATTAAGTCCGTCGTCGTTTGTGTAAATCTTCGCGCCGTGCTTGTAAGCCTGACCGAGTGTCACGTTAAGAGCCTTTTTAATACCGTCGATATCTTTGAGGTCTGTCTGTGTCTTAGTACCGATAAGCGCTAAAACCTTTTTGTTAGTTGTCGCAACGCTCGCCTTTGCTAACCACTCAGCGACGATATTGAGAATATTCGCGTCTGAGTCTGATACGAGGTCATTTGATACCGGCATGAATCCCGCTCTATCCTGGATCGCGTAAGGTAATCTCTCGAACTTAGGAGCGTCGATTTCGTTTGTGATTTCGCCGTTCTCGTCGATATCAACAAATACGTCAACGTCTGTCTTTTTCTGATAAGTTCTTGAGCCTTTGTTAGTTGTTACCGGTACAACGTCAATGTCAACCTCAAGAGAGTAATCAACGTCTTTATAGTGTTCAATCTTAGTTGACACGTCCTCCGGTACCGTGTAACCGCCGTCCTCGTCTACACCCTCAACAAGTCCCTTTTTGATGAATGTCTTAACAGCGCCAACGAACTTTTTAAGCGCTCCCTCGTGTTCCTTAGCGTCTTTCTGCCCCAGGAGTTCCCCCTCTGTAGGTGTGTTCTTCTCCTTAGTCATTTCATAGAGACGAGCCTCAGCCTCATACTCTGCTTTTAAAGCGTCCACCTCGTCGAGCAATGCTGTCGCCTTTTCGACGTCCTTGTTTTCTCCATCCGCCATAAAAGATTTAGCCTCGTTTGTTTTAGCCTCGATTTTTGCTAAAAGTTCTCTCATTTTCTTATTCATTTTCTGAATCCTCCTTGTTTAATAATGAATTTTTTGCAAAAATAAAAGACTCCGAACATTTAACTCTCAAGTTAATATCAGCGTCTTTATTCTCTGTGATTGGTGTTTCCGGTTCCTCCGGAGTATTTGTTTCCGGCTCCTCGTCCGGTTTTACTCCGTAGCGTTTGATTGTTCCCGCTCTAGGCTGAGCAGGTACCGCTACGAGTGACAGTTCGTAAGCCTCTTTCGCTCCGTCAATGTGCATGAGACAAGTCTCCATTTTGCCGTCTTTTTCATACGAACGACCCGCCCAATGTCTACAATACGATTTCATATTGTCAGCGCCACAAATTGAGCAAATCAATTTTTTAGCACGACACCCGGTTGATACTTCTTTTTTGATTCCCGCTTTAATTTCCGTAATCAAATCGGCGTTACTGTCTGTCTTAACCATGTAACATTTTGCGATCAATTTACAGAACGGCTCGCCTCCCTTTGTGACTTTTGGCTCTGTAATTAATTCCGTGTCGTAGATTCGAGCGACCTGGTTGTCAGCGGTTCGATAATGGTCTTTAATGACCGTCTTACCGACATACAACTTTTCGAGGTCTTTTAATGCGCTCATTTTGAACGGCTCGCCGTTTCGGTCGTCGAGTTCGTTGTCTCCGATTACAGTCTTAAATACAAATACCTCCTCAGCCTTTAAAGGTGTGAGAGTGAACTTGTTTATCTTTTTTAAGTCCTCCTCAGCTACGTCATGAATCTGAACCGACGCGGACTTGACAAGGACACCGTCCTCAACTTCATGTGTTATATTTTCCATTTTCGGCATTATCGCTCCCCCTTTCTGTTTCATTTTTAATATATTGAGACCCGGCATATTTAACCGGAATACTCGCACCATTTCCGAGTAACTCGTCTCCGCCCTCTTTAGCCTCCAGGTCAAGAAATGCTCTCGCCTCGTTCGGAGTGTAAAGGAACGAATTGACAGCGGTTGACAGACTTGTTATTTGAGTCTGTAAGTCTGCTCGTAAAATAACCGCTACATTAAATTTAAAATGGAGACCGTTTACGATCTCCTCAGCGCTTAGGAGTTTATAAGTCAACTCCTCCTCGTATTGCTTTATGATATAAAGTAATGTATCAACGTAAAATGATAACTGTTGAGCCTCCGCGCTCGCATATGACGATTTAGTGTAATCGCCTATCTGATATGGTTTAATTCCAAATGCTGAGGCGATTTGTAACGCGGTATACTGTTTGACCTCAATAAACTGATTGTCCGCGAGTTTAATGTTGAGAGGTTGTAAGTTCGCTCCTAATGGTATAGGAATGATATTCTCAACCCCCTGGTCTTTTAACTTACCGGTCGCGTAATCCTCGATACCTTTGACGAATGTCTCAACGCTCTCGTCGTTAAGTGAACCGGTATACTGTAACACCGCTTTAGCCGTGAACCCGGTCTCATACATTTTATTGATTAATTTCTGAGCCTTGAGGTTTCCGCCGATAGTGAGTTTTAATTGTTCTTGTACGGATATTCCTTTAATACCGTCGAGAGTGTTCGACCCTTTGAAGTGTAATATCTCCTCCGAACCAAACTTATAGATTTTACCACCTTTAGAGTACATGTAATAAATGTCCGGAATATCGGACAATATACACGCGTCGTCGTACCAAATCTCGACCTCGTTACTCGGTAAAATCCACAATTGAGTTTTTTCTCCGACGCCCTCAATCAATACGTAGGCGTTGCCGTAATGATTTCGATTGTATTCGACAGTACTCCAAAATACTGTTGACGACATGTATTTGTTTGGTCTGTCGTGTAACACCTTATATAAAGGGTGTGACCTCGCGTTGCCTACTCCGTGTCTGTCGTTGTACTGTAACAACTTGAGAGGTAATTTACCGATTGACTCACTGAGTACCTTTAAACATGAGAAATATGTCGCCTCGGACAGATTACTCTCGTTAGTACCACTCAAACCGAGGAAATCGAGTAACTTATTCATTTCGACACTCTCTCGATATGCTGACTTGTTAAACAGTATATTGACAGCCGATTTCATTCTTTTAGCGAAATTCATGAGTCCTTAGTGTCCTCCTTTTCTTTATTATTCCAACCCATAATATCAAGGTATTTCTCAAATTCTGATTTAACATTGACAATCTCTTTCGATTTGTGTTTTAACATTACCGCGTGAGCGTCAATACAAGCGTCGACCGGGTCGATACGCTTAAACCTTGAGCCAGGTTGTTTGTCGACTTTAATCTCGTCGAACGAGTTACGAACTATCGACGCGTTTGTAAAACTCCAGGTCAACAATTCGTTATGTTTATCGTACTCGAGTTTTTCCGACTTAGTTAACAACTGAATGTCGACCGTCGCGTCGTTCAAACTCTTACACGACTGAGGTATTATTATGACCGGACAACCAAACTCCTCCAGGTCTGACAAGATACCGTCCGCGTTATGAGGGTCGATACCTATTCCGTTAAAGGTTAGATTGAATCGGTCTCGTAATTCTTTTAAATGGGAGATTATGAATTTATAATCATTCTTAAAATCCCCGGAACCGCCGGTCACGGTAATGAGTTCCATATTCTCCCATACATCATAAGGAGCGAGGTCGGTTTCGATATGCTCCTCAAGACGTCCTCTCGGCATGAACGAATGAGAATAAAAGTAAAACTTCTCCTCGTTATCGTCCGGAAATTCGAGCGATATAGTCGTCAAGTCGCCACCGCTTGACAAGTCAAGTCCGACCCAACAATTACGACCCTCGAAATCCTTTAATGTTCTGTCTGATCCGCATTTCTGCCACTTCTCAGTATTAATAAATTGGTCGTCCGTATTCTGAACCCACATGTTAAGCGACTTTGTTAAAAAGTCTCTCAACTCCATACCGCCCATATCTCGAGCGGTCTGAGCGTCGGTCTTTAATACTTCGAGTCTCTCTTTATCGATACAAATAAACGGATTCGCCTTAATCCAATTTTTTGGATCCCAAATGTCGTCCTCCGGGTCAAGACAGTAAATATCAATAAAAAAGTCCTCCGCATGGGTTACACCCAGGAGAACTTTAATACAGTAATCGTCCATTTCTTTACAAAACGAGTTTAACTTGTCGCCTCTCGTCGTAATCATTGAGACCAATGTCTCCGGTAATGAACGAGTACCGTTGTATATTGCTTTGTAAATCTTGTTATCTTTATGTTGGTGTAACTCGTCGACCGATGTGTATATTGAACGAAATCCGTCGTCAAGTCCCGCCTCTTTAGACAACGCCTCAATAGTACAATGAGTATTTAACGCCTCGATTGTTGATTTGTAATCCTTGACTTTAAAAAACTCGTTTAAGTCCGGGTCAATGGTAATAAACTTACTCATTTCCTCCCAGGCGAGACGCGCTTGTCGTTTCTTTGTCGCGACTGTGAAAAGTTTACCGTGATTATATCCACCAAACCCGGCGATATAAGTTCCGATAATACCATTTTCAAATGTTTTACCATTCTGTCGAGCGATTGACTTGTATCGTCGACGAAATCGTCTTTTATTATTTGAGACCTTAAACCAACCAAACGTACAACCCAAATCAAAGACCTGGGAGTCAATCAATTTGACCGGTTTAGGCTCGTCGCCCTCGGCAATTGTAAGAGTCTCAGCATACTCGATAATCTCGAGCGCCTTATTTGGATCGTAGTAATAAGGGAACTCTTTAGTCCGCTGTTTTTTAAGGTCGTTTAAATGTCGCTGACAAGCGAGCCGGTGTAGATTTCCGGCTACAACTTTCCCGGTTACGACCTTATGAGCGTACTCTGTAACGCGGTCATATATTGGCGCGTAGCCATTAGCCATTTACCGCGCTCCGTTTTTCAAATTTTGAAAACTTGTTTTGTTTGGTCTCCGTATGATTAGTAGCCGGGACTACTAATTTACAACGGCTCGAAATTGACAAGCCTAAATCATTCGCACTTGCGCGACATTGTTTAAAATACTTGTCCTGGATATTAGACCACTTATCAAAAAGAACCGGGTCAGATTTGACCTCGGTTCGTCTCATTTGCCTAACGGCGTTAATATAGAAATCATTTGCGACGATATAACGCGCGAGCGCGTCGACGTCCGTCTCTCCCATGATTTCAAGTTTTTCTAATTGCTTGACAATCTTGTAAAATTCGTCTTTCTGCTTTTTCGTGAGATATGTCGGAGCGATAATATTATCCGTAACCGGCTTAATCTCTCGCGCTTTGCGTTCTTCAATTTCTGCTTTTGTCAAGTGTTTAGCGCCTCTCGCCTGGACTACGTTTATCGGTAATCTCTGACCCGCCATATTATCGCCTCCTCTCTATTATCCCTCGACGTTAGTTGTAATCAAACTTGATACTATAGTCTTTAATTCCTTGACTTCTTGTTCCAATAATCCAACTTTGTTACAGTAATACCTAACGGTAACATTTCCATCTACTGCGATATGTGTAGTTCCGTTGAAAGTATGCAGTTTCTTAAACGCATTAACTTGTTCGGCGGTTAATGGCTCACGGATTGGCTCATCTAATTCATATACCACTGTACATAGGTAATCTGTATCGCCTGCGTCAAATGGTATTCTTACACATATCTCGTTATAATTATCGCCACCATACGTCATAATCCCAACTTCATCAATGTCCCATGTTTGATCTACTTTTTTTGCTATTGTACAATAAATATTTCCGTTTAGTTTCGCATCGGATGGTTTTGGGTATCTAGCCTCTTTTGTAGTGGTCAATACATTTGTAAACCAACTCCACCTCGTTATATCAAATGTCTTATATTTTCGCACTATCTCGCCACTACCATCAGCAAAGATTTCAATATAATCGCCATCATATAAAGGTTCATCTATCGGAATTATTGTTGATATTTCGGTGTGCGATTCGTATGGGCGTCTTGTTGTACCCTCATGAATTTGTAAATTAGTAATAGTAACTGCTTCTTGTATAATAATAGTAAAACCATATATATCGACGGTTGGTGTGAATACGATTGTCCCGTTGACCAAATCATTAGGCGAAACTGTCATATAACCACTGTTTACACTGTGTGTATTCAAAAACAAAAGGTTAACATCCTTACCGCTTGCTGATTCCATATTGTCACATTGTATCGTGTAAGTCTTATTCGCTTTTAAATATAGTTTGCTTTTTTCTATAAGCAAACCCTGTTTATCGCGTTCTGCTTGATTGCAAGAACACAGATTCCCCCCGCATATCGTAATCGGTATTGCATACTTACCATTAGTAAAGGGGACAAACTTATTTATACTTGCCTCTTTGTCAAGCGTAATCATTGGTTTTACTACTACATTATTACACTTGTAACCTTTTGAAATTACCATACTTACTCTCGCATACGCGATATCCTTATTAGGATATACAACGGCTCCCATACCTCTGTCTGTATATGTAGTTATTTTTTCCATATTAATGTCCCATAGTTCAAAAGTAAGTTTTGGAGACTCGCCTTTTCCCCCTAATAGTTTCAAGGGTCTCGTTTTTAATATATTCGCAAAAATAGTATCGATTGTAGATAAAACGAAAGACGTATCTTCGCTCGCTATACCATTCAAAGTGTAAGTAGCATTTTCATTTTTTACGCAACTTATATCATTCGTCGTATTAGTTTCTAACGAGGGATTGAGTAAATTCTCATTTCCTACACCTACGATTGCGATAGGCGATGTCGGTTTTGGTGTTCCCGTTTGTTGTATATAACCGCTATCTTTAAAAGAGGCAAGTTCATTGTGTAAACTAAACGGACAACTATTGTTTGTCGACTCATTGATAAAGTTCGGATTAATTACCGTGTTCATTTTATCATCCAACTCGTCGTGAGTCTTATCAAACTCGAATATCTTTTGTTCAAAATAGTCTAATCTATCAAAATCATCAAGGAACTCAAACCTCGGAACTCCGCTCACAGTTTTACATTCGATAGCAACTATCGACCCCGCCGGAATATGTCGAGGAGATAGAGTACCCGGTTCACCGACTCCGCTACCATTAATAGTAAGCATAGCATTACTTTCGAACGAAACCTCAGTTTTAAATTCAGCAAAAACGAGCGTACTAGCTGTATAACCGTCGTAATCGGGTATGTTTACATTTAAGATTTGTGATTCCTCGTCATACTCGCCTATACCATAATATACTTTTCGAACTATTTGTTTGAAATTGTCTAAAGCAATGTTTAACGCTCTTGTAGCGTTATTATTAACATTAGTAAGTTTAGTGTCGAAATCGGTTTCTAATTCTTCGAGTTTGTTGTCTGTTTCAGTTTGCAACGATTCGAGTTTGTTGTCCGTTTCGATTTCAAGATTTGAGATCGAATCCAAAAATGATTGATCCGAATATCTAACTCTAGGCACACCATTAATAGTTATTAATTCGAAAACCACGATCGAATTTTTTTCAATCACACGAGGATTCAATGTGTTAGGCTCTCCAACGAGTGAACCGTTAACCATAAAACTACATTGTAACCCCATTGTAATTGTACCTGGGAACACACCTACAAAACGAGTTCCATTTTTATATCCCGAATAATTCGAAATAGTCAAATTAATAGCGAGATTATCCGAGTCTAACGAGCCTACACCGACATATAGATTCCTATTAATGTCGTTCATTCTCTCCGTCACAACTTTATTCTGTACCGGATTTTCAGACGTCTCGCTCAGTTCTTTGTCAACAATTACCTCTCCGTCGCCGTCGAGATTCTCTAAATGTTCTTTTAATGTGACACCCGCTCCGACATACACATTTTCAGACGTTGTAACCGGAAAAACCTGGTTGTCGTCATAATCGTACATTACAACACTTTTACTCAATTTAATCCACCTCCTACGACAATCTCGATTCTAATTCCGATATCTTTGAGTTGATATTTTGTAAGTTATGTTCGAACGATTGTAATACCGATTGTAACTCCGATTGCAACCTATCGGTATCTCGTTCGTGTGTATAGGTTAACTCGGCTAATAACGATTCCAACTCGTTTACCGACGATTTTAAATCTCCGCACTCATTTTCTAAATATCTTCGATTAGAGTTAATGTTCGCGGTGTTGGTACTGATATCTTGTCTATGTTTATTTAACGAGACAATCGTTTCCTCTAATGTTGTACGTATTGGTTCGACTACTTTGTTTACTCTATCCTCAAATAATTCAACGTCATACTCGAACTCGTTAACGTCCTTAAATTTCAGATAACCCATATTTCTAACAAGATCCAAATATATCACTTGAATATTCTGAGACAGTTCCAACATTTTATTATAGACGTCGTTCTTTTCTTCCTCGCTAATCTCGTCCGGGAACTCGTCCATTAATGACACCTCAGCGATACCCTCGTTAATGGTATAACTCAAAATGTTAGTCGTTCTAACTTCTTTGTTCGGACTTGTACCGCTCGCGCAAATAAAAATCTTACCGGTCAATTTTAAAATCGAGTTTGGTATGTCACACGTGCCGTCCGCGTTTATCAGCGAGTAACTAAATTCGCCTTTTTGCTGAAAAAATATAGCGACCTTTGTAAAGCCATCCCACAATTTACAGAAATCAAATTTTACTTTATCAATGTTCTGATTTCCGGTCGTTATGACTGGCATATTCTCAAACGCGAGAACCTGGTCGACGCATTTAATATTGATTGTACTCATTATTTGCCTCCTTTGTGTTTTGCATTTTTTTTTTTCGTAGGGAAAAAGTTGTGTGCTGTCCTCCCCTTGTGCCGTTATCCCCAAATAGTTCTGTAGAATTTAACCTACCCCTACCCCTCTAATCGCCTCATAGAGCGACTAAATTCTATTCAACGATAAAATACTCACATAACATATAAAAACGTCCGTATGAGCCTTGTACGCGCTCACACGACTATATACCTTTAGGTCTACTCTTAAATCGTTCGTGCTTAGCGTTATGACATTGTAAACATAACGACTGTGTATTGTCATAGTCGAGCCGTCTATCCCACCCCGCCGGAGTCTGTATCGGAACGATATGGTCTACCTCACTCGCTATTGCTTTACACTTAACACAACGATAGCCGTCATCTTGTAATCTCTTACGAGACATAATCCTCCACTCGCTTGAGTTATAGAATCGTACATACTTCGGATCGCGTTTCTTATTGTATCTGATATTACTCTGTCGCCTTGACTCTTGTAGCCTAGCCTCTCTCTCGGCTTGTACTATTGGTAGACATACAGAGCAATGAGTATATCCGTACGGTATCAGATTACCGCACCTATTACATGACTTTAATAACATGATTAATCCTTTCTCCAAAACAAAAAGAGACCAGGATATTAACCTAGTCTCCTCTTGCTCTGATAGGAGGTACCATATAGGAAGATGCTGTCCCGAATCACAATCGGGTACTTTACCATATTACACCCGGAACCTTGTCCATGTAAGTGAGATTAAAGTGAACTCTTAGTGATGTAAAAGTGAACTCGGAGTGCGGTCAAAGTGAAATAGCGTCAACCGCCTCTCTATATAATTCCTTGACATGTCTCTCAGTATATCCCATGCAACTCGCTATATCTGAGAAGTCCATACATTCAATAAAGAATGACTCGGCTATCTCAGCGTAGCGGATATCGTCAAGGTCGTCTATTTTCTCCAGGATATCCGACTTCAATCTTTTACCCCTTGCCTCCAATCTTTTAATACGTTCCACCAATTCCATTTTATCAGCGATTAAATCCTCCTTAGTAACCGGAACACCACCTCGAGGCATGTCGGACAATGTCGGCGATCCTAATGAGGTTATTCTTGCGTCCAATAATTCGACCTTGTTTTTAAGTCTCCTAATCAGCGCTAAATTTTTCTTGTATTTTTTTAAGTATCTTTTTTTCTGTTCTAAATCAGAAATTAACTCGACCTCCATTTCACACCTCCAAAAATCGAAAAATAACAATTTTCACTTTTTTTCTTCAATTCCTTATATATTTTATTTTTTTATATATATTAATATATTTACTCTATATATATTAATTTCTATAGAATTAGTAAAATAATATAATAATTGTTATAAAAGTCTGCAAACCGTTGAAAATAGGGCGTTTCAGCCATAACAATTTTTTTCACTTTTTGATGGAAATTTTTAACAACTGTTAAGAATTTCTAATATTTTACATTGTAATTTTTTTTACATTGTAAATTTATGTCAGCAAAAACCTCAAAACTGTTTAAAATTGTTATAGAAATTGTTAAACATTTTTTGACAATTTTTTCGAATATTTATACCTTTTATAACTTGTCACGTTATAAATATCGTATTTATTCTCAACCTCAATTTCCTCCGTCCAAAATGCCTTATTACATTCTTTACATTTCCTCCGGCGATAAACTGTCCCGGCAAACTTGATAGACTCTTTTACGGCGGTATCTCCGTCGCAATATTTACAATTCATATAACCAACCCCTAACTCAATTTAATGAGAAAATACCTTTTGCCGTCTCGTTTCTGTTTCGGCTTGTCCTCAAATCCGAACTTATTGACAATCTCCTTATAGAATGTATTACGTCCGGTCACATGATTAGCCTTAACTCCGGCTTGCTTACACCAATCGGCGAAATCGGAATATAACTTGTCAGTCGGAGTACTCAACATATACTCCTCTGTGTATTCCATTTCGTTAATCCAGGACAGCGTCGTCGAGTTGCTTGTCTTGTAAGCCTCTAACGTGTCGATAACTGACTGAGGCTGTGTAAACTTACCTCGTTTAATTAATCTCTGAGCGCCTCTTATCGCCATATTAAGAAGATACGACAACGCATTGTCTGTTGTAATCTTGTCCTCGATCAATGGGTCGTAGTCCGGATCGTCGCTTGAAAACTTAGCATTGAACGGTATAAATATCCAACGGCGATAAAATCCGTCCGTCTTATCAAACGAGCGCGGTATCGTGTTACAACTGTATATGTGAGTCGCGAACGGCTCTATAGTGTAAGGTCTCTCGCCCTTGCGCTCAACCATTAAGGCATTACCGGAAAACAGTTTCTTGAGTGTACCGGTGTCCTTGATGATTACATTATCGATATCGTCTCCGATATTAAATAACTTATGTTCTAATTCCGCCGTACTGAATCGGTCTGTTACCTTTTCGAGAGGTATCGCCGAATAATTACGCGCTCCGGAAAATGTCTTTATCAAATCGAGAATCGTACTCTTACCATTGGAACCGGAGCCACATAATAAAAATGCTTTCTGATAACGACTGTGTTTGATTAAACCATAACCGAGCATTTCCTCGAATAAATCAATAACCTCTCTGTCGCCCAGGAATACACGATTAAGCATTTTATCCGTATCAGCACAATAGGCGCTCGGGTCGAATGTAACCGGTATTCTGTCGAACTCTATCGCGTCGGGTGTGAATGATAAACATTCTCCGGTCCGGATATCGAGACGAGTGTTCTTGAGATTAATGACATACGGATTAACTTTAAGGTCGTCGGCGCTCATATGTGTCTTAATTCTTATATACGATAATACCTCGTTGCGTTGGTTCTGTTTGATACTAGGATATAACTCTATCATTTTCGCCTCGATAATACGCTCGTCTCTCTGATAATAGCCGTCCTCGTAGACGAATAATTGATTGTTGACTGTTATTATCTTATATGCTGAGATTAACTCGTCTCCGAACTCATTATGTGCAAATCCGACCTTTTTCTCCGCCTGGGCGATTTGTTCCGCGATTACGTCGTCCGGCTTGAACGCCTCGTCACGACATATCGTCTCAATCTCATACTCGTCGAGCGGATCAGCGAATACATAATCATTAATAATATGTATAGTCTCTCTTATTTCCTCGCGGTTGAATCCTTTAGTCTGTAAATATACAATGTAATTAAATAACTCTTGATTACGACCGGAACCCTCGCCCATGTTCTTAAAATCGAACTTGTTACTCGGAGCGGAGATTGACGTCAACCATTTAGGCACGACCTGGAGGTCGGTTAATTTACATTTACGAATCAACTCTCGGTTATGTCCGTCTTGTTTAATCTTGACGTATGCGTTGCGCCCTCCGGCTTTTCTGTCCGAATATATACCGACGGCGAGGCGGTTCTTGATAAAGTTCTTTGGTTCGTCCTCGTTAGACTTAAACCAAACATGTATACCTCTTGTCGTTTTCATAACACGACATTTAAGGTTCAATCCCTCGATTATCTTGAGCATGATTTCCGCGTCGCTCGTCGTGTCGAAATCGAGTACGATATACCCTTTTGGAACTATACAAGCGACATTATCGAAATCCTTGACCTCGTCCCAGGTCTTAGCACCGACGCCGTCCTTAAATTCATGAGTCGGCTTTTTGCCGTCTAATATGATGTATTGCATATTAACACCTCTTAAATCTGAATACTGTTAATTAATTTGTCAAGTCTACTATAAGCCTCATTAAGCACTCTAACAGCCTCATAGAGCGACTTATCTCCGTCAGACAATGACTTTTTAATGTCGTAGTCTAAAACACCCTTAACGGCGCTCCTCAGATTGTTGTAATAGCCGATTGTCTTAAATAAAGGGTCGCCGTTTTTATCTGTCCGGTGTAAATTCTCTTTAGGAGTATAATTATAAGGGTCGACCTCAATAACATAATTGTCGTTTACTCTTATCATGCTGATACCTCCTAATCTGTTAATAACTGAGAATATGGTAAGCTCTCAATCCATTCCATAAAACCGACTTTCCACTCGTCGAGTTTGTGGTATCTACGCTGAGAATGGTATATGTTATATAACACCTCATAATTAAGAGTAATCGTTCGCTTTTGATTGTACGACTCCGGTAACAACTGAATTAATCCTCTCCAATACTTTTTATCTTTAGTCTCAAGGTATTTCTTGCGGAGTTGCTCACAATCGGCGACTACATTGAGAAAACAATCGTTTAATGTGATTTCGGTATCGTCGTCCTCGATAGTAAAATCGTCAATACTGAAATCCAATAAACAAATAGGTCTTTTTGTCAGAGTGTGCATTGTTGAGCATGAATTACTAACAGTACCTATTTTGTATGTGTCAAACTCTTTCCACCAATATAGCGGAGCGGTTATATCCACGCTAACAAAAATCTGTCTCATGAATTTTCTATGGTCTGACCCGGCTTGTATTAATGCCATCATACGAGCGAGGTCGTTCTTACCTATTATCGGAGCAACTTCTCCGCATATACTAGCGAGTTTAATTTCCTCGTCTGTCTTACAATGAGGGAACGGCAAAAACACACTATCGGAGTTGAGCCATGAGTTCATAGGGTTCCTCATTCCTCGGATCGCTCCGTCAAAATTCATGACTTTTGTTTTTTCGAATTTAATCATATTATCCCTCCCTTACTTGTAAATAGTCCCGGTTTCCGTATCTCTCAACTCAATACGTCCCACAATCTCGAATCCGACTAAATGCGCGACATTTTGGAGCGTCTTAACAACTTTACCGGATAACCGATATCGGCTCTCTATGTTCTTAATAGCCTCGCGAGGCGTCGGGTCGTAGTAACCGGAGCCGTTGTATTTAGTATCATTTTTACGGTCGCTCATAATATCACACTCCTATAATTTTACTCGCTATCATATCCGCCATATGTGTATATAACACGTTCGGATATTTCTCTATCGCGCGTCCGTAATATTCCCACATTTTCGTATCTGTCTCATACGCTCCCATATGCCAACGGATACAAGCGATTTCCTCGTCTGTTAAACTAATATATTTTTGTAACATAATAACAGACTTGTCGCCGTGACCAGGGATTATTATATCTGAGTTATATTTATAACTAGCTGTTTCAATATCATAAACATAGTTGTCGCATTTACATATATCGTGATACATTCCTACAAAATACGGACTCGCCGGACTTTTCCATTCGAGACCTAATTTCTTAGTTAAGTCGACCAAACATTTAGCAACCTCGAGAGAATGGTCGAATAAACCACCCTCGTATGATCCGTGATATTTAGTAGACGCCGGAGCCGTAAAGAACCCTATTTTATCAAGTGTTTTATAAGGTATGTAAACTAAGTAATCATGTTCAATAAACTCACAATATTCCTCAATTCTCTGTTCTTTGGTTTTCATGTTAATCCTCCTTATTAATCAAATCCTCCACTATTGATATAAATTCTTCTATGGTATAAGGCGAATAATGTAATCCGCCCGACCTCTGTATACGAATACGGTGTATCTTTTGGTCGTCTTGTAAGTCGTTCTCTCCGACCTTGAGTTCGAACGCCACGAACCGACCTCTTACACAGACAGTAAGGTCGGGAGACCCCTTGCCTCCCCACCCATGTCCGAATTGATTAATATAATAAATCTTTTTAGATTTAAGATAATCAATCGCTTTCGCCTGGAGGTCTGCCTCCGGCTTAGTCATTGAGGAAGTCGTCAAGGTCGTCGACGTCCTCGTCTACCGGTACGAACTCGTCCTCTTTAGAATCTGAATCGAATCCAACCGCTACCGCGTAATCGTTAAGTCTTACGCTAGTTCCTTTTTTAGTCTCGCCGTCCTTATCGTACTCATATGACTCATGTTTGACAGTAGCCGTGATATAGCAACCGACAATGTCCTGGGTGTCAATCTCCTCGACTGAGAAGTTATTAAGACAAGTCTTAGCGAAATACGACCACGCTTTTAATGCTCCCTCGTTAATCTCGCCGTCATTTTTTCTTAATCCGAATCTCTCGGAATGAGTCTGTCCGGACTTAGTCTGTAATTTAACCTCAATCTTACCGAAATCCTCGTATTTGCTGTCGTCGACGCTTGTTACCTTAAATGTAGTAAGTCCCTCCGGAATTAATGTAAATCCTCCGCTTGATAATTTTATAACTGCCATTTCGTTATCCTCCTAAATAATTTTTTGATTTTATATTTGAGTGAGATAGTCTCTAATTCTTTGACTATATCCATATACTCTGCGACGATATGGTTATATCTAGCGTGATAACTAAATCCGTCCGATCGTCTGAGTGTGAATATGTGCGAGCGAATTATCCTCAATCGCGTCTCTAACTCTTTGATTCTTTGTTTTCTCATACTTCTCTCCAATGCTTAGCGAAATAACTTTTATTTCCTATACGTTTGTTAACTCTGCAATAGCCTTTTTTCTTCATACGACTATGTGCTACGTTTCGTCTTAAACTTCTTAAAGCGTTCATATTTACACCTCCTTAATTTTCAAATGCTATTTTGTACGCGTGACGTATTTCGTCGTCGGACATTGTATATTTGCCGTATAATTTTGTTCGAAAGTGAGCGTTATTACCACAACGACACGACTCTAATTTACACCCCTCACAATTACACAAATAACCGGCGTACTCGTCACAATATTCGTCTAATTTGTCTCTCATGAGTTCGACCGAGATTTCCTCCTCGTCCGGTTTGTCAATCCATTTCTTAAAGACCTCGTTATAATTTCCCTTGTTACCGAGTAACTTTTTAGACAAACATAACGCGAGACCTAATTTCTTATCATACTTGTCTCCAGGCTGACACTTGACAACGGTCTTTGTATTGTCGCCCCATATGACAATAGTCGCCGGGTCGTTAAATATGACTTTTTTGATTGTTGAGTCTTTTTTATTAGATCCAACTAAACCATGTTCTAACATTAAATAACCCTCGATTTTATTTCCGATATAACCCGGACTAAAATCAATACTCTCGATTCTTAGAGGTAGTCTTTTACCGTCGCTCCCTATAAAATAAGTGTCTCCTCTTAAAAAATCATACATATTTACACCTCCTCAATTAATTTTTTGGTTAATACATATTTGACTGTTTCTTTGGTTTTATACTTGTCGTACACTCCAGGATTATCCGCTTCAAATGCTTTTTGATTAAATGTCTTTGACACGTCTCGTCTTACATTCCAGGTATACGCCGAACCCTTGACCTCGACATTTTTGTCGCCATCTCTGAATTTCTCAATCATTGACTTTTTGACAATGTCGTTGATTTCTTTGAGTCGCTTTTCTTTGTCCTCAATTTTCGCTTTAGCCTTGTCAATTTGAGTCTGTAACTTGTCGCCCTCTTTCATCAACTTGACAATATCAGCGTCCTCGACCTCTGTTACATTCTTACGGAGCACCTTGAGGATTTCCGCGTCTTTCTTCTCGTCAAACTCCGGAGAGATACCGGTCTCGACATGATTTTTCCAAAACTCTAACGCCGGTTTAACATATGTCTCCTCGAATGTTGGGAACGCCTCCGATACTTTGAACTCGTATATTTTTGTATTCTTATATGACGGCTCAAATAATTCCGGATTAGCGTAATCCTTATCCTCAAGGAATGACGCTGTCATTACCACATTGTCAAATCCGAGTAAGTAAGCATATAAGCAAGCCTGGAGTTTGTAATAAATAGGTACGTCGAGCGCCCAATCCTCCGCGCGTTTTGTGGTCTTAATCTCAACGACGAAATCGTCTCCGATTGAATCCCACATGCCTCCTAAACACTCATGATCCGGGAAAAAGTCGCCCCAGGTCTTACGGAAATAATCCTCTCCGTATACGTCCGTCGGGTCTTTAATATCCATAAACATAACGTCTCTCAGATAACTGATGACTTTTTTTTCAATTACTTTTCCGGCTTTTGTATAAATAGTGTCCTCGAATGGTTTCTCATATGTTCGAGTAATCTCACACCACGCCTCGAACGGCGACGCCCAGGCGTTTAATCCCATGACAGTAGCGAATCTCGTTCCGGTCATTTTTTTAGGTTTCTTAGGTGGGTCCACTTTGACCCTATTGTCTTTTAAAAATTCCATATTGCCTCCTATCTGTGCGAAATTTCGCACATTATTATAAAAAATTATTTTGATAACTGCTGATATTCGCTTAACAATTTCTCAAGTTCCGAATCTTCTTTTGCTAACATAGTATAGACAGCAATATCTTGTAATTCCTTTACACGACTATCCATTCTCTTTTTTAATTTCTGAATTTGCTCGCGTTTTGATTTTCTTTCCTCGTAAGCTTTAGTATCAACTACACTTACGACCTCTTTTAACTTAGACGCGTTTATTGTTGTCGTTACGTCAATATCATTTATGACACCTAATGCAAATCCGTATTTAGTATCAACCACAACATACTGACCGAGTTCAACCTTGTCGAAACATTCAAAACAGTATTTTGTGTTATTACCTTTAAACATTACATTTACTAACATTTTTTTCTACCTCCTATTTGCGAAATTTCGCACACTCAAACAAAAAATATATTACTCTGCTACTTTCTTACCGATTTCGATAAGAATGTTCTCAGCCTCAGCCTTATCGAGTCCTGCTTTTATTTTCTTCGCGATTTCCATGATATAAGGCTCGCTCTCCTCGTCCTTTTCTCTTAACTTTTTGAGTGCGTTCTTGATTGACTTAATCTGTACGTCTGTCGCTTTTCCGCCCTCGTCAATAAGTTCCTTTTTGACTTCTTCTCTCTTTTCCGGTGTAGCCGGTTTATTGGTTTTCTTTGGTGTCTCACTCTTACCGGTCTCCGGATCCGGTTTTCCCTGGGTCGCGTCGAACGCGTCAGCCTCAACAATATCAAGACAAGTCATATATAAGTATCTACGCTGATACGTCTCAACTCCTCCGAGCGCCTGGACCGCGTTCATACCTTTAACCTCGAGGTCTCTCATTGGAGAAGTGAACTCGATAGTCTCCTCCGGCTTGTCTACATTTACGAGCGTTCCTTTTGCGACCTCGTTGTCGAATGAAATCAAGAATACTAATCCGCAAGTATTAAAGATACTTGTCGCAACCGGGACAATGTCGCTCAGTTCGAAATACTTATACTCTGCGAATCTGTTAATCCCGCTCTTAGCGACTGGAGCCTCTAAAAACTGTCCTCTTGCTACGGCTAACTTGCCGAAAATGTTAAACCCTCTGATTTCCTCGATAACCGGGTCAGTTACCTTTGTGCTTGTTGTTTTCGTTGCCATAATTTCAACGACCTCCTTGATCTTTTTTAATTCGTTTTCGACTTTTTTGTCGATATTTATATACTTATCAATACGGCGTTTAGCCATATCAATATAGTAATCCTTGTCGAGATTCTCTATTTTAAGAGTGTTCTCGTTGTCAATAAAAGCATGTTCCGGACATTCACTTATAACCGTCTCGCTCCATTGAGGAGGGTCGATCGGTGTACTTTCCATTTTTCCGGTATGTTTATTTTTCTTACGCTTTTCGGTTATCCATTTACCCTTAACGACTTGACCGTATTTCGAGTCCTTAACCGCATAGATACGATTGACCTTTTGGATTGGTACTCTTTCGCCGTCAATGTAATGATACGACCCCTCGTATGTTCCTCCGGTCTTAACTATTTGTTGAAATGCGAATATGTCGTCACATTCGTTGATTGTCTTTTCCGGCTCGATACCCTTAACCAAATAGTCAACTATTGCTTTATGGATAATCTGTAAGCTGTTAGACTTAAAATTACCTCCCTCATATAGTGAGACGTAACCGCCTTTAGTTTTAAACTTTCCGTCCGATGTAATACCTATGTAATTGTTGACGTCCTTTTGTATTACCTTGACAAAATCGTCTCGCTCCATACTGAATCCGGTTAGTTCGCACCAATCGGCGACAATCTTCTCAGCAATTTCAACCTCACTCTTATGTACTCGAAACATAACGCCGTCGGTATTGATATTGATAAACCAAATCGTTTTACACGCTTTCGCGAGGTCTGAAATAAGAATTGACATACATAATTGATTTGTGATACACACGCTCCGACCATGTAAACGGTCATATAATCCGTTACCTTTTGCGAGCATTGCACCATAACAAGTATTTATTATCAATTTCAAACTCGCTTGTTTATCATTACAATCGATATAATCAACTATTTGTGTATATGTCTCCTCGTCAACTTCCTTTTTACATTTATCAAAGTCGAATATCAGACAACCATATTCGTCCTCGTATGCGTATTGTTTGAACCATTTGACACCGAGTTTTTTTACGATTAACTTATTAATCGATTTCGCTTTTGCCTTGTAATGTAATCGCAAGTCAACGAGTTTTTTATATGCTGTTTGGTCGCTCATTGATCGACTACAATATCCGAAATTAATTTTACTATTCGGATATAGCGACTCGACGTCGTCATTAATCAACATATACTCGTCGTCAGCCTCTATCGTTATACAAGGGACTCCACCATGTACACCACCCCAGGCGAATGTTATAGGACATTCTCCTCCGCCGGTTTTCAATATGAACTTTAAAGTCATACCTTTTGAACCTTTACCAGCTCCGAATAACTTAGCGTCCGGAATTGACTTGTCTCGTATCTGCATAAAGAAATCAAGTACGATTTTCGGTATACGCTCAACCGGTAAACGCTCCGGAATAACATAGTCTCGCTCGTCGTCTCGTTCGGTGTATTTCGCGTCTAGTGCCTCCGCTGATAGTCTCGCGTTTGTATACCCGATTGATGTGACCTCGTCGATTCCGTATATTGACCCGGCTAATATTTTAGCGTCGAGATAGTTTTGTTTTCGAACCCAATACAAGCGCTCAGTCGAGTCGACGTCATATTTACAATAAGTAATCAACTCGTCCAACTCCTCAGCCGTGAGCGGTCTGTCGATATCGAACGGAATACTACTCTCGACAATCGGTAATTTAAGATTACCCTCGATAGCCTTTAAACTGATATTTTGGTCTGCTATATCGTCTCGTAAATCGAACGATTTAAAGGTTCGTTTTTTATACTGAATAAAAGGGAACTCCCAACCGTTGCGACGTTCTTTTATGATGAAATCGTTATGTTTTTTTACTTCAACATTTGAGCCACCTTGTAAAATAGTCTGCAATATCCAATCGTCATAATGTTTATTATAAAATCCTCCGATTACGATATCCGGCTGACTGAGGAACTCTCTCAAATGATAGTTGTCGTTATGGATTACGGTGTAAGCCTTTGTCTCGACGTTCTTGAATACGGCTATCCAATCGTCTGACAGTACCTCCAGGTCATAGATATATATTTTCATATTTCTATATCCTCGCCCGGATCGCTCTCGTATAAATCATCAAGACAGCACTCACAAATATCACTCTCATGCTTGTCGTCCATAATACAACCGCACATGATACAATGTTTCATTTAATCAACCTCCTATTTGCGAAATTTCGCACACTCAATTAAAAATAAAAACGCCGTGATACTGTACACCCCACTCGAGCGCCTCCTCGTGTGAATTGAAAAATATATCAACTCTCTCGCCGTCAACCGCTCCGCCGATATCCTCAGCGATATACTCGCGTCCGTCTATCTCGACTTTAGTTCCTAATGGTATGACGTCCGGGTCGACCGCTATCGTTCGATTTGCTGTCGCTTTTGTTCCGGTGTATGTATTTCCGTCCGCCCATTCTCCACAACATTTAGAACACGGACAATAAGCCGTCACTCGGACCATTCCGAGGAACTCTTTACTCGGTTCCGGTTTAAGAGTCTTAATCGGTTTTCTCTCTTCGACCTCTTTTACGATTTCAACGTCCGCGACTTCCTGGATAGGTTCTAAACAAGTCCTCGATTGATAGAATGAGTCGTCGTTATTCGCCTGAGATTGTCTACCGAGAGACCACGCTATTCCGAAAAAGAACAACATTAAAATGAGTATTAACATCAAAAACAACCTTGACACTATATATAGAAATAACTCTTTTCTCATGTCATACCTCCTACAATCTAGGACACTCGCCGACTCTGTGGAACTCGTTAGCGACTGAGAGGTTTGTCTCTGTCAATAATTGCTCTTTTAACAATGCGCTGACATTGTTAGAATGTTTGACTATACTCAATGTATGATAGAGTAATTGTTTGACTTGTCTATCGTCCATATTTGCGAGTAAACTACCACACCATAACGGTATACACGAATAATCTAAGTCCGCGTCTCGTAAGTTCGCGCCTTGTAAGACCGCGCCTTGTAAGACCGCGCCTTGTAAGACCGCGCCTCGTAAGTCCGCGTCTCGTAAGTTCGCGTCTCGTAAGTTCGCGTCTCGTAAGTCCGCGTCTCGTAAGTCCGCGACTCGTAAGTCCGCGCGTTGTAAGTCCGTGCCTCGTAAGTCCGCGACTCGTAAGTCCGCGC